GAGAGTAAAAATGGCTAAAGAAAAAAAGGCTACTATTACTATTGACGATAAAGAATACACAGAAGATCAACTTACAGATGAACAGAAGGTGCTGGTCAACCATGTTGCCTCACTAGATCAAAAGATTGGCTCTGCTCGCTTTAACTTAGATCAGTTATCTGTAGGGCGTGATGCCTTTATGGGAATGCTAAAACAGTCTTTAGAGAAAGACGAAGCAGCTTAAGGAATAACTAATGGCCTTTTCACAGAATCCTTTCTCCGTAGCTACCTTTGGTGAAAGCTATGAACAGGCTGACTTAACTGTTACACTTACTGGTGTACAGGGTACAACAACAGTTAACGGTGATGGTGTTGATGCACGTTCTATTGTTACTGTACCACTTACAGGTGTACAAGCTAATACTACTGTAAGTAATGTAACAATAATAGCTAAGGCAGTAACTACAACCAATAGTGTATCTGCTACTGGAACTATCGGTGCTCCAACAATAATTGAAGGTACTGGTGTAACAGCTACGTTAAGTGGTGCAGCAGCAACAGGCAGCATAGGTAGTTTAACTGTAGATGCTGAATCTGTTGTACTTTCAGGCAGTGTAGAAGCTACAGGTACAATAGGAACTGTAACAGCTATTGCTCCTGCTGATGTTGTACCAACAGGTGTTTCTGCTACAGGTTCTGTTAATACAGTAAACATTAAAGCTAAAGCTGACGTAATACCTGATGGTGTTGAAGGTACAGGTGCAGTAGGTAGTCCTACTATACAAGCTGAAGCTAAGACTACACTTAATGGTGTGTCAGCTACAAGTGAAGTAAACACTGTAACAGTTATAGCTCCTGCTGATGTAATACCTACAAGTATACTTGCTACATTTACTATTGGCAATGAGACTGTAACTACTGTACAATTTGACTACGAAGCAGTAAAAGAAAACTATAGCAGATTACGTACAGCTTACATAAAAGAGATTACAGATAACACAACTAGAACAGCATCTGTAAACGAAGAGCCAAATAACATTGTATATGTTAAAGAACAAACATCTGCAGCAAGAACAGCTTACGTGCCAGAAGCAACAAGTAGAACTGTTTATATAGAAGCGCAACCGTCTAATTATAGAACTGTATTTGCTCAAGCAGCTTAAAGGAAAAAACTATGTCATTAAAATGGCCTAACAAAGACCCTGATGAAACACTTGACTATAGCATGGATTGGTCACGTTTTCTTGGTGATGCAACTATATCTAGCTTTATTTGGTTTGTTGATGCTGCTGACGGGACAAAGACAGAACTTACAGATAGTGGACCTTTAGTAAATGGCATTCAATTAGTTTCATCTTCTAGTACAAATACGGTAGTGACTGCTTACATAGGTTCTGGAACAAATAATAAACTATATAAGTTTACCTGCCAAATAACAGACACGAATGGTCTTGTTGTTGAGCGTACTGTAAGACTACGTGTGAGGAATAAATAATGGCATATAACTTTCTTGGTCTTGTTAATGAAGTAAACCGTAGACTTAACGAAGTAGAGCTTTCTAGTTCTAATTTTGCTACCGCTTCAGGTTTTTATAGTACAGCTAAAGATGCTGTTAATGCTTCTTTAAGACACATCAATCACGAAGAATCTAACTGGCCTTGGAACCACGTCTTAGAAGAAGAAGTACTTACAGCAGGTACGACTCGTTATGACTATCCTACAGATGCTAAACTTATTGATATGAATAGTTTCCGTATCAAGAAAGATGATTCATTAAGTGTAGGTACTACTAAATTAAAATCTATGGATTACCAAGAATACCTTGACAAATACATTGATTATGAGTATAACTCTAGCAGTGACATGCAATCATTGCCAAGACACGTAATACGTGCACCAAGTCAAGAGTTTCTTATTGTTCCTACACCTGATCAAGACTACGAGTTAGTTTATGAATATTATCGCAACCCAGTATCGCTTGAGTTGTATGATGATGTACCAAGTGTACCCCTAGAGTTCAAGCACATTATTGTAGATGGTGCTATGTTCTATGCGTATCAGTTCCGTGCTGACACACAAGCATCACAGATTGCACAAGGTAAGTTTGAATCAGGTATTAAATATATGCGTAGTCTTTACATTAACCGTTATGACTATGTACGTTCAACAGTTTTAAATCGTACCACCTCTAGCTTAAGAGTTTCATAATAATGGCTACACAGTGGCAAACATTTCCTGTACCTTTTACAGGAGGGTTAATAACAAACGTTAGCCCTTTGCAACAAGGTATAAACAACGTAGGTTCAGCATATCAACTACAAAACTTTGAGCCATCTCTTGATGGTGGATATCGTAAAGTAGCGGGTTATGATAAGTTTGTTGATACTGCTTTATCAGGTACAGGTCCAGTACAGGCTCTAGCTATTGTACAGCAAGATGGTAACGAAAAAGTTATTGCTGCACGTAGCGGTGTCTACTATATAACGGATGCCACAGATGTTACACCTACCTGGACTTCTTTGGCTACTGCACCTAATACAAACTTTAGCAAAGTAAGACAAGCAAGATACAACTTTAATAATGCGTATAAGATATGTTTTGTTGATGGTGTTAACTTCCCTGCGTACTTTGATCGCACAGCTAATACACTAACGTATCTTACATCTTCAACAACTAATGATGCAGTAGAGGGTGCTAGCCACGTATGTTTGTTTAAGAGTACTCTCTTCTTTGGTGTAGGCACAGAGTTAGTCTTTACAGCACCTTATAGCGCCGATGATCTTGATCCAGCAGCAGGTGCAGGTAGTATCAGTGTTGGTTCGGAGATAACAGGTCTTATTGTTTTCCGTGATCAACTTATCATCTTTGCTGTAGATAAGATTATGCGCCTTACAGGTTCAAGTGCAGCAGACTTTGTAATGAGTGCTGTTACTGAAGACTTAGGATGCTTAAGCACAGATACTATTCAGGAAGTCGGTGCAGATGTTATGTTCCTTGGTCCTGACGGTCTACGTACACTAAGTTCAACAGACCGCATTGGTGACTTCGGTATTGATGTTGCATCTAAAAACATTAGACCTACGGTAGGTAAACTACAAGATTATGCTACAAGTTTTGCTAGTATAGTCATTAGAGGTAAGGCTCAATACAGATTGTTTGCTTATGTATCAGGTGAACAATCTAGTGTTGCTAAAGGTGTTTTAGGTACTAAGTTTATTGACCAAGGTGGACAAGGTTTTCAGTGGGCTGAACTAAAAGGATTTAAAGTATACATAGCTGATTCACAGTTCATAGGTGAAGATGAGTATCGTGTTTTCGCAAACAACGATGGCTACGTATATAAAATGGAAACAGGTACTAGCTTAGATGGTGAAAACATTGATGCTATTTATGAATCACCTTATATGCCTATCAATGATCCACAGGTACGTAAGACTTTCTATAAACTAGACATGTACATAAAACCGTTTGGTTCTATCAATATTGTAGCAGGTATTAAATATAATCAAGGTGTAGCTAGTTATATACAACCTGCTTCTTTCAACATAACCCAAGCAGGTGGTGGTACTGGTATTTATGGAGATAATACTTCTTTGTTTGGCACAGCTACTTTTGGAGCACCAAGGACACAGAGCTATAAAAACCAGATAGTAGGATCAGGCGAGACAGTAGCAATACGAATAGAAGACCGAAGTTCGGATGCTGCCTTTTTATTAGACACAGCAATATTTGAGTTTGCTACAGACGACAGACAGTAAGGAAATCTTATGGGTACAGGTTACGTAAGAACAGATACAGCCAACAACATTTCTAACGGTAATGTTATTGATGCTGATGATCTAGACAACGAGTTCAACGCTGTCGAGGCAGCATTTAATGTTAGTACAGGTCACACACATGACGGTACTGCAGCAGAAGGTGCACCTATTGAAGTTATTGGCCCAGCGCAAGATATTGTAGCCACTACTTCTACACTACGCCCTAAGACTACAAACACTGTAGACCTTGGTACAACTACGTTAAGATACAAAGACTTGTACCTTGAAGGTAATGCTGACATAGACGGTACAGTAAATGTTGAAGGTGCTGCTACATTACAAAACACACTAGATGTAACAAGTAACGTAACTATTGGCGGTAACCTTACAGTAGATGGTGATACAACAATAGCAGGTAACCTTACATTTGGTGACGCAGCAACAGACACTATCACCCTTACTGCTGATGTTTCTTCTAGTATTCTTCCTTCTGCAGATGATACATATGACTTGGGTGCTACAGACAGTGAATGGCGTGATCTTTACATTGATGGTACAGCTAATATTGATACTGCTGCTATTGATACAGCTAACGTAGGTACTCTTGCTGTATCAGGTAATGGTACTGTTACAGGTGATCTTACTGTAACTGGCGATATTAATGCTACTGTTGTAGGTACAGCATCTACTGCAGACGCTCTCACAACAGAACGCACTATTACATTAGACGGTGACGTATCAGGTGCTGTTAACTTTGATGGTTCAGCTAATGTAACTCTTACTACTACTATTGCTGATGATAGTCACAACCATACTATAGCTAACGTAGACGGACTACAAACTGCACTAGATGCTAAACAAGCAACGATTACAGGTGCTGCTACTACTATTGATGATGCTGATCTTACAGCAGATAAAGCTCTTATATCGGATGCATCAGGTAAAGTTGCAGTATCCTCTGTTTCATCTACAGAGTTAGGACATTTATCGGGTGTATCATCTGCAATACAAACGCAGTTAGATGCAAAAATGACTCCTACGTACACAGGTGATGTTGACATTACTGGTGAACTTGTGGTAGACTCATACAATGAAACGTATGCAGCTATTACTTCATCAAGTGGTACAGCTACGATTGACTGTGAAGCAGGTAACGTGTTTGCTTTAACACTAAGTGAGAACGTAACTACGTTTACTTGGAGTAATCCACCTTCAAGTGGTACAGCATATGGCTTCTCTTTAAAAGTTATACAAGGTTCAAGTGATTACACTATTTCATGGCCTCCAGCAGTAGATTGGCCTGACGCAACAGCACCGACACTTACATCTGGATCAGGTGCTGTAGATCAGTTTGTATTCTACACACATGATGGTGGCACTACTTGGTATGGCTTTGTAGCAGGACAAGCTTTAGGATAATAAAGAATGAGTAACATTAAAAAGTTAATGATGTCTGCAGCAGGTGCTGGTGGTGGCCTGAACGTAGAAGATGTGTTCAGCACTTATTTGTATACTGGGACTAGTTCTAACAGAAATATTACTAACAACATTGACCTTGATGGTGAAGGTGGCTTGGTTTGGACTAAGCAAAGAAATCAAACAGAAGATAACTGGTTAGTTGATACTGAAAGAGGTGTAAATATAGGTTTAAAAACCAACAGCACCCAAGGTAGTGATACAGGATATGCTAACGTCACTTCTTTTAATACTGATGGATATTCTCTTGGTGTTCAGGATGTTACCAATGAATCACCTGGTGATTTTGCCTCTTGGACATTCCGCAAAGCCCCTAAGTTCTTTGATGTGGTGACTTATACTGGTAACGGAACAAATAGAACAATAAATCATAATCTTGGATCAACGCCGGGTATGATTATTATCAAATGTACTTCTGGGGCGTTTTCTTGGGCTGTTTGGCACAGGGGAATAAACACAGACAGCAGACAGTACCTTTGGCTTAATAGCACTAATGCTGTGGCAAGCAGAGCAGATTATTGGAACACATCTGATCCTACCGACAGTGCTTTCCCGCTCGGTACTAATGGGACTGTTAATTCTAACGGTCAAACCTACGTAGCCTACCTATTCGCCCACAACGATGGTGACGGTGAGTTCGGCCCTAATGGTGATCAGGATATTATAAAGTGTGGGAGTTATACTGGCAGTGGTTCTACTGGTCATCATGTAGATTTAGGCTTTGAACCGCAATGGATACTTGTGAAAGAAAGTTCCGCATCTGGTGATAACTGGATATT